TTTTCCACTCGGCCCCCGGAGGTGAATCCGATGCCTCGGACCAACCTCAGTGTGGTCAAGCCGGGCGACAAGCCGAAGCCCCAAAAGCCGCTGACGATCCTCGAGGCCGCCGAGCAGGACGACCGTATGGCCGAGCTTGTCGCGATGCGTCGTCGGCTCGCGAAGGCACTCGACGACCCGAACTGCCCGCCGCGGGACATGGCGGCGCTCTCCCGTCGCCAGCTCGAGATCGGTCGTGAGATAGACGCCATGAAGGCCGCGGCCGAAAGGGAGGCCGATGTCGACCATCGCGCCACCGAGGCCGAAGCCTGGGACGAGTCGGCTATCTGAGGTTGCCCGGCATCTGGTCGCTCCGACCGGGATCGCCAAGACGTACTGGAACGCGGTTCGCGGCCAGTGCAGTGACCTGGGCCTGTCGTTCGACCAGTGGCAGGACGGCGCTGGCCGCCTGATCCTGGCTCAGCGCTCGAATGGACGGTTCGCCGCCGGTATCGGTGGCGTGCACCTGTCGTGGCCGCGCCAGGTCGGCAAGACGTACCTCATCGGCGCCATCGTGATCGCCCTGTGCCTGCTCAAGCCGGGCATGTTGGCGCTCTGGACGGCGCACCACGGCAAGACGATCAACGAGACGTTCCGAGCGATGCAGGCGATGGCGAAGCGGTCGAAGATCGCGCCGCACGTCCTGCGAATCACGACCGGCAACGGCGACGAAGGCATCGAGTTCCGCAACGGTTCCCGGCTGCTGTTCGGCGCACGCGAGCACGGCTTCGGCCTGGGCTTCTCGAAGGTCTCCCTGATCGTCTTCGACGAGGCTCAGCGCCTCAAGTCGCGAACGATCGTCGACATGGTGCCGACGACGAACGCGGCAGCGAACCCGCTGGTCTTCTACATCGGCACGCCTCCCCGGCCGGAAGACCCGGGCGAGGTGTTCACGTCGAGGCGAAAGAAGGCGCTTGCCGTCGAGGCGGCCCGCGCGGCTGGCGAGGACCCGCGCTACAACGCGTTGTACATCGAGCTCGGCGCCGACCCGAACACGCCGCGCGACCTGGCCGAGATCGACTGGGACCAGTTGGCGAAGGCGAACCCGTCCTACCCGCACCGTGTCGACCGCGAGTCGATCGAGCGCATGTGGGAGCAGTTCGAGGACAAGGACGACTTCTGGCGCGAGGGCTACGGCATCTGGGACGACCAGGGCGTGAGGCTCTGGTCGGTCATCTCCAAGCAGCGCTGGGCAGGCCTCGCCATCCCCGCGGCCGAGGCCCCGAAGACCGGTCCGATGGCCTTCGCGGTGAGGTTCAGCGCGGACGGCGAGCGCGTGGGCGCCGCCGCGGCACGCCTGGCGGAGGACGGTCGGGTGCACGTCGAGGCCCTGGGTGTCTCACCGCTGTCGGATGGCACGGCGGCGCTGGTCGAGTGGCTGGTGGAGCGCTGGCGCAAGGCGTCGCTGATCCTCGTGGACGGCAAGGCGGGCGCGGGTGACCTGGTGGCCGAGCTGGTGGCGGCGGGCGTCTCGAAGCGGCGCGTGCGTGAGGCGACGACCCCGGATGTGTTCGCGGCGAATGCGGGCTTCCTGCGCTCGATCGCCGAGGGCGGACTGACGCACTGCGCACAGCCGGGGCTGGACGCCTCGGTGCGGGCGGCCGGCAAGAAGACCTACCCCCAGTCGGGCGGCTGGGTGTGGCAGGCGGTCACCCCGGACGGTGATGTGACGGCGCTGCACGCGGTGACGCTGGCGCGGCACGCGGTGACGACGGGCAGGCGCAAGCAGCCGAGTGGTGAGGGTCGTTCGTCCGGCAATCGGACCATGAGCACGGGGCGTAGGGCGGTGGTGACGTGACGGCACGGGCCATCCGCCTCCCCGGCGTGGATGACGACACGAACGGCCTGCTGGCCGGCCTGGTCAAGCATCTCGACGCTCACTCGGTGACGAACGCGACGCTGGACGCCTACTACGACGCCGAGAAGAACCTGCGCAAGATGCACGGCGGCGTCGTGCCGGAGCAGTACTTCCGCCTCGGCCTGGCGCTCGGGTGGTCGTCGAAGGCTGTCGACGCGCTGGGACGCCGTTGCAACCTCGACGGCATGGTCTGGGCGGATGGCGACCTGGGCTCCCTCGGCTACCGCGAGGTGTGGGACGGCAACCACCTGGACGCGGAGACGGGCCAGGGCGTCACGTCAGCGCTGATTCACGGCCTGGCGTTCGTCGTGGCCTCACGGGGCGAGGAGGACGAGCCGGGCGGCCTGGTGCACTTCTACTCCGCCTCGGACGCCACAGGGACGCGCAACGCGCGCACGCGCCGCCTGGATGACCTGCTCGTGGTCAACGACCGTGACAAGGACGGCGAGCCGACGGCGATCACGCTGTACCTGCCGGGTCGGACGATCACAGGGACGCTCGAGGATGGCAAGTGGCGCGCGGACGTCTCGGAGCACCCGTTCGACGTCCCCGCAGCCCCGCTGGTGTACCGCCCGCGCCTGCGCCGCCCGATGGGCCGCTCGCGGCTCACGCGCCCCGTGCGCGGCATCCAGGACGCGGCGGCGCGGGCGCTGGTGCGGCTCGAGGGCCACATGGACGTCTACGCCTACCCCGAGTTCTGGATGCTGGGCGCGGACGAGTCGATCTTCAAGGACGAGTCCGGGAACGTGCTGCCGAAGTGGCGCGTGATGCTGGGCCGGATCAAGGGCATCCCGGACGACCAGGACCAGGACGAGCCGAGCCTGGCGCGCGCGGATGTCAAGAAGTTCGACGCCGCCTCCCCTGCCCCGCACCTGGCGGCGCTCAACGCCTACTCGAAGCTGTTCGCCCGTGAGACGAGCCTGCCGGACTCGGCGGTGGCGATCACCGACTTCGCCAACCCGACGTCGGCGGACGCCTACGACGCAGCGCAGTACGAGCTCATCTCCGAGGCCGAGGGTGCCACCGACGAGTTCTCGCCGGCGCTGCGGTACGTGGTGCCGCTGGCGCTGGCGATGCAGAACGGCCTCGATGAGGTGCCGGAGGCGTGGCGCTCGATCGACTGCAAGTGGCGCGACCCGCGCTACCAGTCGCGTGCGGCACAGGCCGACGCAGGCAGCAAGCAGCTCGCGTCGGTGCCATGGCTGGCCGAGACGGAGGTCGGCCTGGAGCTGCTCGGGCTGGATCCGCAGCAGATCGACCGGGCGCTGGCGGAGCGTCGCCGAGCGAATGGCACAGCCTCGCTGACTGAGCGACTGGCAGCGGTCGCGAACGCCGATGGTCTCCCGGAGTGACGCAGAGCGTCTGCGTCGCGCCCAGGCCGGCATCCGGGGCCTCGTGGAGCGTGACCTGCGGGCGTTCTTCGGCTCACTGGACCTGAGCCGGCCTGAGGTGTCACGCGACGCCCTGCTGGAGTTCGTGCCGGTCTTGGTGGCGTCATACGGCGAGAGCGCGGCGGCGGTCGCGGCGGACTGGTACGACGAGGTGCGCGCGGCCGAGCGGGTGCGTGGCCGGTTCCGGGCACGCATGACGGTCCCGGACGAGCGCGAGGCGGTCGAGGGCACGGTCCGACGCGCCGCGGGCGCTCTGTTCACCGACGCGCCGTCCGATGCGCTGGTGGCACTGTCCGGTCCTGCCGGGAAGTACGTGGTGAACGCGTCCCGGGCGACGGTGCGGCGCTCAACGTTCGCAGACCCGCAGGCGGCGGGCTGGCAGCGGGTGACGCGCGCCGGCTCCTGCGGGTTCTGCCAGATGCTCGCGGGTCGCGGCGGTGTCTACAAGCGCGAGACGGTTCGGTTCGCGGCGCACGGCGACTGCGGATGCACGGCGGTCCCGTCGTGGGATCAGGACGCGCCCGAGGTCGACGTAGCGGTCTACGAGGCGTCCGAGCGAACCACGCACATGAGCGACAAGCAGCGCGAGGAGCACAACGCCCGCGCTCGCTCCTGGATGGCCGATCACGGCCTCGACTGATCTTCCCCGCCCTCGGTGGGGATTTCCGCGAAGGGCGCGATGCCCCGCGGTTCGTTCCGAGCGATTCGGGAGAAACCCATGAGTGACAGCACGGTGCCCGCCGACGGCGGGCAGGATCCGACCCCGCAGGACCAGGACAACAAGCCCGACGAGCCCCTGCGTGAGCCCGGCAAGAAGGCCCTCGAATCGGAGCGCGCCGCGCGCGCTGCCGCCGAGAAGGCCGCCGCCGAGTTGCAGGCCAAGCTCGACGAGATCGAGAAGGCGAACCTCTCCGAGGTTGAGCGCGCGAAGCGTGAGGCTCAGGAGGCGAAGGCCGAGCTCGAGAGGGCACGTTCCGAGGCCACGCGGGCGCGGATCCAGGCCAAGTTCGCGATCAGCGACGAGGACGCCGAGCTGTTCCTCACCGCGACGGACGAGGCGACGTTGACGAAGCAGGCCGAGCGCCTGGCTCAGCGCGCCGAGGACCGCAAGAAGAACGGCAACCGCGCCCCGCTCCAGGGGCGAACCCCATCATCCGTTTCCGGCGGCAAGGACCAGGCCAAGCGTGAATGGCTGCGGTCCATGACCGACCGGGACTAAGCCAAGGAGGCAGCCGTGGCCACTCTGACCACGAGCGACGTCACCCTGCCCACCCAGATCGTGGACGGGATCGTCGAGAAGACCAAGACCGGATCAACCATCCAGGCTCTCTCAGGCCAGGAGCCGATGCGCTTCGGCGACGTCACTCTCGTGACGTTCGACGACGACCTGACGGCCGAGTTCGTCGAGGAGTCGGGCGCGAAGTCCCAGGACGACGCCACGCCGGGCAGCATCATCGCACCCCCGCACAAGGCCGTCGTCAACTTCCGCACCAG